CAGGCGCTCGCCGATTTGGGCATCCGAGAGGCTTTGCCTCCTCCTGATGTCGTCGATTACTTCGGTGATCGTCATGACGGCTCCTTTTGCTAGTGTCTATTGCTACTGCCTTATGCAAGGATTATATGCCCAGTCTTTCACACTTGTCAATACCTTTTTGGCTATTGTCTAGGAAAATTTATTCTACTGACCAATAAGTATTGACGGTTGTTAATGACTGGCGGATAATTCACAGTGCAATGACTGAGACAATTGGCGAGTTGATAATGCGATTGGAAGGCGAAAAGCGCATGGGTGACGCCGAGGTTGCCCGTCGCGCCAATCTTTCCGTGTCCTATGTCTGGCAAATCAGAACGGGCAAACGAAAGCGCCTAAGCCTTGACGTTGCCGGACGGCTAGCTAAAGCCTTCGACGCGCCGCTGGCAATGTTTCAGAACGCGATCGAGCCACGCGAGAGCCAGTCCGCCGTCGCCGACAAAGCCACGCCGGACAACTCTGCTATCCTTGACGCCTTAGACCGGGCAAAGGACATCATCAAAACTCAGATGATCCGCTTGCCTTTGCGCGGCCACATTCCGATGGGGCTACCGTTCCCGTCCGAGGAGATACAGGGCTACGTGGAGATTCCCGCTGGCGAAAAGCTATTGCCCAAACAGGCCTACGTAGTCAAGGCGTACGGCGATTCGCTGATTGGCGACCATATTTTGGCCGGTGACCTCATTGTCCTTGACCCGCAACCGGAATTCATTGACGGTGACATCTACGCCGTCCGCATCGACGGAGAGGTAACGCTCCGCCATGTCTTCAAGGAAGACGGGCGCTACCGCCTCAAATCGTCCAATCCGCATTACGAAGACTTACTGGTGACCGAGGGCGAGATAATTGGACGGATGATAAAGCTCGTCCGGGAGGGATAATATGAAGTTAGTAATAGCCATTGTTTTGGCGCTTGTTGTGCTGGCCGGGTGTTCCCCAGTGCCATCTATGCCACCATCCGAACCAACGCCTGTTGTCACGGCTACATCTACGCCTACGCAATTGCCCTCACCTCCGCCAGCACTTCCTCCTAGCATTGCGCCGACACCTACCCCGACACCGACGCCAACACCGATATCCCCAGATTTCCGAAATATCAAGTGGGGAATGAGCCGGGCTGAGGTCAAAGCTAGAGAACAGGAAGGAAAGTTCTGGGAGGAGAACGCGACTCTGCTTGGCTATTCAAATATCACAATAAATCGATTAGATGTCTTGTTGGTTTATTTATTCAATAAAAACGACCAAGCCTATGGGGCCAATTACGCCATCGCACAAAAACACAGCAATCCCACTGAGTACATTCGGGACTTCGAAGACTTGAAATCGTTGCTTGTTTCCAAATACGGGAAGCCTGCAAGGGATGACGTAATTTGGGCGGGCAGCGATTTATACAAAGACAGACCATCCCAATGGGGCATGGCTGTAATCACAGGCGACTTACAATACTTCTGCATGTGGGATCCCCCTACAACCACGGTGGCTCTAGTTCTGAAGGGCGACAATTACAAACCAACGTTCATGATAATGTACCAAAGCAAGTCTGTACCGAGTGACACTGGTAAGAACCTTAAGGGCCTATAGTCCAACTCCATGAACGCCGCCATCTATGCCCGCGTCTCCACCGACAGCCAGGAGCGCGAGGGCACATCCCTACAAACACAGCTTGCCGCTTGTCTCCTGAAGGCCAGCGAGCACAATCTGACCGTCCCCGACGAATACCAGTTCCTTGAGCAGTGGACCGGCACGGAGCTTGACCGGCCCAAGCTGGCAATCATCCGCGACCTGATTAGACAACAGGCAATCTCCGCCGTCGTCTGCTACTCCACTGATAGGCTCTCCCGCGATCCCGTCCACCTCTTGCTGTTGGCTGAAGAGTGCGACAAGGGTAATGCTCCTCTTTTGTTTGTCACCGAGCCCTTGGATAACACGATGGAAGGCCAATTGCTTTCGTTCGTCAGAGGCTGGGCGTCCAAACTGGAAGCCTTGAAGATACGGGAGCGCACCGTCCGGGGCAAGCGGGCGCGGGCGCTGTCGGGCAAACTCCCGGCCGGCAGCCATGCCAGACTCTACGGCTACACCTACAACCGGGAGCTGGGCGTCAGAGAGATTGACGAGGATAAGGCGAAGTGGGTCAAGGCGGCCTATGACTGGGTTGCCGGGGGAATGTCAACAACGGCCGTCACGCTGAAGCTCCGAGAGTTGGGCGCACCGCTTCCGGGCGGCTCGGTGTTCTGGCACAAGCGCACCGTCCAGAAGATGTTGAGAAACCCGGCCTACTGCGGGCGGACGTACTGCAACACCCAGACATACACCGCGGGCAAGCCGTCGATCGCCAAGAGGCGTAAGTCTCACATGGTCCTTAGGCCGCGTGAGGATTGGATAGAAATACCCGGGGCGACGCCGGTAATTGTCGAGCCTTCAACGTGGGAATCAGCCCAGCACATCCTCGAACAGAACCGCCGGACAGCCTCACGCAACCGCAAGCACGAGTATCTACTGGCCGGGCATCTCTTCTGCGGCAAGTGCGGGCGCGCCTACTGGGGATTCAACCATATTGAGAAGCGGGGAGAGAAGACCTATCGCTACCCGTCGTATAGGTGCTCCGGGAGAAACCGCATTGTCACGCCCGAACTTTGCCGGAACAAGACCTGGACGGTGGCGGAATTGGACAGGGAGGTCTGGGGGGCCATCGACGCTTTCCTGGCGGACCCCAAACAATGGGAACGTCCCAGGGGGTCGCCGGCGAGCGCCCGCGAGCTGGAGCTGGTGAGGAAGTCCCTAGCCAAGGCCGATATCCGAAGGCAGCGCATCCACCGGGCCTATGAGATTGCCGCCGACGAAAGGCAGTTCCATCTAAGTCTGTCCAATCTTGATTCCGAGGTGGCGGCGCTGAAGAAGCGCAAGGCCGAATCTCTAGCGGAGGCCGCGAGAGAAGTGCCGTACCGAAGCCTTGAAGACGCGGCAAAGACGGTGCGCAAGAACCTGAACACCATAGACTACGCCGGTAAGCGTTTGGCGTTGAGTGCGCTGGGAGTCCGGGTAGTGGTGGACGGCGACCACGTTGATGTCACATATGAACCGGTTGAGTGCCCGCCATCAGGATGGCAGGCATCTAACAGCCTAAAGGCGTTCGTGGTGCGGGTGGAGTTATGAAAGAATGGACAAACCCAGTTCTTGCAGGTTGTTGAGCACGTCCCGCACTTCACGCAATGACCGGCTCCAGGTCAGGATACCGGCCCTGGAGTACAATGCGGAACATCGGCAGTTTGCGGAAGTCTGACGGCACCGGCGGGATATTGGGCGGCCAGATTCGATAGCCCGCGTTCTCGTAGGCCCGCGTGAAAACCTCCGGGCAATAGAAAAACTTGTCCTGCGAATAGCCGAAGCCGTAGCGTATCCCGGTCACTTTTTCCAGCACCAGGCGCGGGATTACATACCGAATCAGAGCCGGAGCATCGTAAAGAGAATCAGGGTTGTCGGCCAGATGCAAAGCCTCGTTTGCTGCTAACCGCCCAATACGATTGTTGGAGTCGTCTTTAAGTCGGATGACAGTCATCATGCGCCCGGCGTCACAGGCAAGGCGACGGTTCAGGACGCCGCGCCCGATGGCCTCCACTACCCAGTCCTCGCCATAAACCTGGCCCCTGTAAAGTGCTGCATGGCCGTCCGGCCCGGCAATCCAGCGGTAAGCAATATCGCTGATGCTGTCGCCCTCGCGGGCGTACAGGATGCCGTCGCCGGGGAGGAGGAGGGAGGTTGTCACTTCTTTTTCTCTGACATTCTTTCTCCGAACCACCACCCGGTGAAGCCGATGACGGTGGCGGCGTAGAGCTGGCGGATATCGGGCATGGTGAGGGCAAAGTAGGAGAGCAGCGTCCAGCCGCTAATCATCAGGAAGGGGCGGACGATGCCACGGAGCTTGTCCATTTATGCCGCACTCCTCTCAAGGTCGAGCAGGCGCTGTGAAGCCTCGTCAATCGCCCTGTCGTTCTCGTCGCACCTTTGCTTGTTCTCTTCCGCTTCCCGCTGGCAGGCTGTCACTAAGCCGTGCTGGGCGGCAAGCTGACCCGCATGGTCACGCACCATTCCTTCAAGCCCGTCGAACCGTCTTCCCATGCCGTCAACGCGCGAGCCAAGGACATCTACTCGCCCATCGGTCTTGGCGAGCTCTCCCTTAACGCCGTCAACCCGGTCATCAATAGCTTTGGCCTCCCTGCGTTCTTCGTCGCACCGCTTGGATATCGCCTCAAACTGCTTGTCGCCATTCGCCAGCCGGAGCGTTATCACGGCGTCCAGCGCCTTGCGGTTGCCGTGGGCTACCATCACCATGCCAATGACGCCGCCAACACTGAACACCATCTGTACAAACAGAGCCACAACGTTCCAGTCAATTTCCATTTGGGCGGGCCTCCCTAGGTTTTCATTATGAAGGCGATTTCGTAGTACGGGGGGCGGATGTCCGCGATGGAGTCAGTGCCCGAAGCGATGGTGTGCTTGTGGTCTGATTTTGTGCCAGATGTTCCCGCCGGTTCACCAGACCCGTCTATTGGATTGTAAAGGTCGCTCAGGTAGCCAGTCTTACCGCCGTGAGTGTGTCCCGCCGTTGTCTTGTTCAGTGCGCCGCCGGTCGTGCCCGGATTGGTGGCGTTCGGAGCGCCCACCACGAACTTGTCCCGGAGGTCAGGGGTGCCGCTTGAACCGTTGCAGAGAACCCATCCTGTCGGGATATTCGCCAGCAACCCATGCCACATACAGATGATGCCCGTTGGCAGGACATTGGCCCACGCCGGGTCGCTCGCGCCCTGTTGGAGGAATTGCCCGGCTGTGCCTTTTGGCAATCTCTCCCAGGTGGATGCGCCGCGATACGGAAGGTCGCCCCGCGTGGTGAGCAACGCCAGCACTGAGTCGAACTGCGTTTCCAAATTGTTGAGCTCGGGAGCGTCTATGCCCGGCGCCCCGCCGGATACCCAGGTTGTCTTAACATACGGGAATGCCATTACGGGGCCTCCTCAAGCGTATCTGTACGAGTGATTCTGATTGCCTCCAAGTTTGTCTTTACCCGCGAGTACAGCACCCGCGCCAGCAGGGAGCCGGTGTCAGCCGTTGCCGTTGCCGACGGCCCGCAGAACCAGCCGATCTCCTCAATAGCCCCCACCGCTTCGGAAGCGGCGATGTAGAGAATGGACTCACAGACGGCATCGGTGGCAATGTCGATGCTGGTGACCGGCTTGCGGAACACCTCGTTTACCAGCGTGGTATTGCCGAGGGCCGGGGCGGTGTTGTTATCGCCGATGGCCACATACCGGATGGTCCCATCGTTGATGGCGGTGTAATCGCCGCCCAGCGCGCCCCTCAACAGGTTCAGGCCGATGGTGGTGTAGAGGTTCGGCATCCGTTTGAGGTCGGTTAACTTGCCCCGAAGGTCGAGCACCTCAACCTTGATATTGGTGCGGATTCTCAGCAGGCCGCGCAGTTTCTTTGTCAGCATGGGTACAATCCTCCACTTGGGAAGAGTCCGGCAGCCGGGACCGGGCAGGCGAATACATCCTCCACCACGGCCTCGGTCAGTTGGATGGTCTCGGGAACGCTCGCCAGCACAATGAGGATATCGCCCGCCGCCGTGCCCACGTCCAGCCTGTCCATCAGGTCGCTCTTGATATCGGCCAGCGACTTGAACAACTCCGTCCAGTCGCCGATCTCCGGCCCTTCGACGGCGCTGACGGCATAGGCGTAAGTGTCCGGCGCCAGCTCGGTCATTTCGACGCTTTCAACCAGGAACTGCTCGCCGGTCAAACCGTGCTGGGCGTAGGTGATCGGTACTAAGTCGCCAGGGGCCAGGCCAAAGCGCCAGGTGTTAAAGCGGAATTGCCGGCCGATCAGGCCGTACTTCGCCAGCCTGGCCAGTCCGGCATCGGTCAGAGCGTCTACCGTACGGGCGCTGGGGATGGTGGCCACATCCTCAACAATGCCGGTATTGCCCTCAACGGCGGCGCGGTCGGCAATCTCGGTGGCGTCTTCCACCACGACCATCATCGGGTACTCGCCGTAGTATTGGATGACAATAGCCTCGCCCGCCAGCGGGATGCCCTCGGCTTGCAGGACGGGGTCGGACATTGACCAGTACCAGTCTTTGCCGGTGTCAACGCCCTTCAGGCCGACTGTTTTGGCCGCCGCGTCAACGGTAATGGTCGGCTCGGCGTGCACCGGGTAGGCCAGGGCGAATGAGGCCGTCTCGCCGTCGCCGGTGAAGTTCTGCGTTTGGAGGCTGGTGACATCGACGCCGCCTCTGAGGTACTGGCGGTTGAGATACTTCGGCGACTCGGAAGCAAATGAGTTGGTGTCCCTGATAATGTCCGCGTATCCAATGCCAAAGGGCGCGGGTCTCACCGTGCGCGGGCCAAAGTAGAACTCCTTGTCCTGATTAATGTCCCACATATAGCCGACGCGCTCCGCTAAAGCATCGAGGCAATCAGAGGCTTTGGCGTAGTTGAAGACGGCCTCGGCAATGTTCAGGCCGGTACCGGCGATCGACAGAATAGTCACGCCCTCGGGAATGAGGTAGTCGGTCACAATGTCGGTCACGATGTCGTCAACGTCGGTGGCGGTGTATGACTTGGCGACGCGCCGCTTCTCCGCCAGGTAGCGCCAGCCGATGCAGGACAGCGTGTGGACGGTGATGCCATCCGCCCGTACCGCCCTCGGAAGGTCAACCACCCCGGAGAATTCCAGTGTCAGGAACGGCGGGAAGTAGGTCTTCCAGATATTGACTGACTGGCCCTTGCTGAACACCAGCGCCCCGGCAACATCCACCACGTCGAAGGTGGCCGTGTTGCGCCTTGAGAGGACACTGGAAATGGACAGCGAGCCCTTGCGCCGCTGCACCTGCGCCCCGGCGACTTCGATGATTATCACAGGCGAAGGCCCTGCTTGAGGCGGATTTCTTCAGTCAGCCGCGTACCCATGAGCTTCATAAATGCGCGCCCATCCATTTCGATGACAATGTTGGCCGTTTTGAAGCCCATTTCGGTCAGGGGGACGATGGCCTCCGGCCCGTTCTCAGCCATGATGCCGCGCCGGCCGCCGCCCAATCCCGACAGCATCATCGGCTGGGTGACGATGCCACCTTGTCCGAATGTCGGCCATTCCTTGCCATACTCTGCCGCCATCTCAGGCGTTATGCCCCAGCCGCGCAGTATTTCCGCGATGGACGCATTGGGGTCGAACTCCAGGAGCGCCCCGGCATTGCCGATCATCTCGCGCCACATCTGGTCGAACTGGGATTGAGTCATCTTGTTGGGGTTCACCCCGTTGGCCCAACCCTCAGACTCCTCACGGGAGCCAGGACGGGTAATGCCGAGGGCTTTTAGTGATGCCTCGCGCTGGCTGTCCGCCTTAATACTGGCAGCTATGGATTCCTCCAGCGCTTTTATGAAGTCCGTTACTGAGTTGGTCGCCTTTTTAACTCCGTCGGAATAGGTGACAAAAGCATTCCCGCCAACCGTTAGCGTACCGTCAAGTTTGTCAATGCCGATCCTCAATTCACCGAGGTGATATTTCAGGTTGTTGACGTCTATTCCCGCTTCGTTAAGCCGTTCGGCCATTTCCATGAGTGATACACCGGCTTCTTTTGCCAGTGCCCGTAGCACGTCCTGAGCGGTGATGCCGAACTGGTTATACCGTTCAACCAGCGGGTCCATGTCACGAAGTAATCGCTCCCAGCCACTGGCTATATCCGCCGCGTGTTGGCGTGTTTCGTCAAGGCGCTGGCCGAAGTCTCGGAACGCTTTATCATCCGCCGCCAGCCGCATCTGCTCGATGTAGTCCTCGATGCTCGTAGTGGCGGAGTCGATTTGAGTGGCCATACCCTTCGCAGCCTTGCCGGTATCAGGAATGACAGAAGGTACCTGAACACCGGTCGCTTTTACAACAGCGGCCTCTAGGACTGCCAAACCCTCGGAGGCTTTCCCTAACCATCCAAGGAACTCTTCCCACGGATTGTCTGCCGCCTTTGGGCCGCCTAATGCTTCCCTGAGTTTACTAATTGCCCACCACTCAGTCACAAGCTGTGCCGTGACAACGACTAGGCCGGCAGCGACAATAGCAAGGAATCTTCCCACAGCTACCGTTGCGCTAGCCGCAGCCGTGGCCATGGCATGAAAAGACGTGGTGACTACGTAATTGCCAGCCGCAGAGGCGTAGGCCGCCACTTTGTGGGCTACCATGGCTGATGTACTGGCAATCCACTTGACGGTTGATACGCCTATAGAAGTAGAAAGGAAAAGGAATATCGGCCCAAGGACTGACAGCGCGGCGCTTATGGCCTCCAAGGGTTCGAGGGCGGTGCCGACTCTCAGTGAAAATTCGGCGAATGTCTGCTTGAGATTGTCCATGATGCCGAACTGGGAATTAGCGGCCTCGGCATATTTGTCGGTCACGCCGATAGCGCCGGTCATTTGGCGCTTGTACCCGTCAATCTGGTCCTGCGTCAGCCCCAGAGCGTCGTTAAGGGTCACGGCGCCGGACGCCGCCTGCGTGATAGCCGTCCTGAGCTTCATAGTGGCTGCGGAGCCTACAATGCCCTGCTCGCTCAATGCCGCCAGGGTAGCGATGGCGTCATCCATAGACATATTGAGGTCATCCATATAGGGAGCCATGCGGGTTAGAAGTGTCCCGAAGTCGCTCAAATCAACGAGAGTGTTTTTCGTGAGCCAGGTGAACTTGTCCAATTCACGCGAGGTCGTCGGCAATTCCTCGCCGAACAACTTGAAGGCCGGCAGTAGCAGATCGGCCACGGCATCAGCCGATGAACCAGTCGCGTCGGCCAGAGCATCGAACGCTTTAGCGGTGAGTTGCATCTGTTTGGCGTCCTTGACGCCGGACTTTGCCAATAACTCAAATGTCTTTTGCACTGATTCCAGGGGGAAGGTGACATCAGTTGTGGCCAGTGCCAGGTCGCGCATCTCTTGTGTGGACACTCCCACCGTGAGAGCCGTCTGTGCAAACTGTGCGTTCAACTGCTTCGAGTCGGAAATCATCTTGAGCGATGCCACGCCTACCGCCGTCATGGCAGTACCGACGGCACGAAGTTCCGTCTGGTGTTTTTTGAGCGATGTTTCAATGGAGGATTCGGCCTTTTTCAGGCCGGTCTCCAGGTCCCCCATGTCAATACCGAGGTGGAGCAGGGCGTCTCCGATTTTAAGCGCCATGTTTCACGACCTTGACCTTATTCCCCAGCGTACGGAATAGTTCACTGTCCGAGACCACCCGGTCTTCTCCGGCCCCGGTCGCAGTTGGCGGGGTTTTGCCCTGGTTCTTACGAGCAGTCAAGCTGTCCACCATTAACCTCAAAAGTTCCTCTGTCCAGTGGCTGCCAATGTAGTCCGGGGTAACTCCCGGCCACTCCACCATCAGCCATTCGAACGTCTCGGCTAACGAGCCACCTTGCCCAGTGTTCCCGTCAGCCTTGCCAGCAAAGGGTTGGCTACCTCCATGATGGCTGCGAAGGCCGTTCCGATTTCTGACTCCGTGGCCGCGCCCTCAATCTCCTCTCTGGGTAGTTCCCGGGCGTAGTCAAAAAACAGGTCGATTACCGCATCGGGCACGCTGACCATCATGGCCTGAATTGCCGACTGAAAGTCTTGCCCGTCCTTGGCGTAGCCGGGCAGCGAGGCAAGTAGCGCGGTGAGCTTCTTTCGCCACTCCCTCGCGTCCCGGATTACCAATGGCTTGACCTGGTACGTCTTCCCGCCGAGTGTTACCTCGATTGGAGCCATTAACAGTTTGTCTTCCTCGGTCCTCATTTTGTCCATTTCTCCTTTTGGGTTGCTTTACGGTCTGGCTACGACGGTTTGCGCGGTGAAGCTGGCCAGCAACCCGCCGGCCGCTGAGAACTCAGAGCCGCGAGCGTAGTACAAAGCCAGCGCCTTGCCGGCGGTGATGGCTGCCCCGGACACGGTGAGTTCGATGGTGGTATTGTCGCCGCCCTTGAGGGCTGCCGCTGAGAATGCCCGATTGCCGGCGGTGTCAGCCTCGGTGAACCAGAACTCCAAATGTTTGCCGGCGGGATCCGCCATGGCCCCGGAGAACTTGGCTTCGATGATGGTGCCGCCCGCGTTCGACTTGGTGTCAGCGCCGACGGTGAGAGTCGGTGCTGCTGCCGCCGCATCAACGACACTGCCGAATGTCCCGGCATCGGCCACAAGCGCCGAGAAGGTTACGGGCACCACACTCACCTCGCCTTTCTTGTACACCATGCCGACTTCGCCGGTAGGGTTCACGTCGTCCAGGATGATGAGCCGAGGATACCCAGCGGGGTCAGTCCCTACCAGGGTCAGCCGGCCTAATGCCAGGGCCGCTGCGCCCAGGGTCAGGGTGGAGGTGGCCGTCACCAGCGAAGAGCCGGGGATGGCTGCCACCAGGCTTGCCAGGTCGCCCTCCGCCATGTTGAGGGTAACGGACAATTCCTGGTCAACCAGTTTGCGTATCGGCGTGCCCTCCAGCTCGTGGACCTTGATGTCGGCAAAGCTCGACTTTACCGCCATGGAAACCCCGTCGATTGTGTAGCCGACCACTTTGGCCAGAACACCGACGCCAATGGTGATCGCCGCCGCGCCGACGAGTACGTTTGCTTTATCGGCCATATTCGGCCTCCTCTACCTGTTCGCTTTAGCTGTCAACGATGGTGCCGAAGATGCCGGTATCCGCCACGAGGGCTGAGAAGGTGACCGGGACGACGCTGATCTCGCCTTTCTTGAAGGGGATGCCAACCTCGCCAATCGGATTGCAGTTCGGCAGCGTGACGGTGCGGGCGGAGCCGGACGGGGACAAGCCGACGGCGATGATCTGCTGGTCGCCCAGCGCCGCGCCGCCGATGGTGAGAGTGGAAGCGGCCAAAACGCTACCCGGAATGGCGTCCTCCAAGTGCTGCAAAGTCCCTTCCGCCATGTTGAAGGTGATCGAGACTTCCTGATCGGTCAATTTGCGGATGATGGTGCCGACATTCTCTTCAACCTTGATATCGGCAAAGCTGGACTTGATGGACAGCGTCACCCCGTCCACTGTGTAACCGACTGCGGAGCCCCCGATGGTGATGGATGCCGCGCCTACCAGGACATTGGCCTTGGTTCCCATGTGTGCCTCCTAGATTTGTATTTTCAGTGCGAAAAAGGCAATCACCCGGCAGTAACCGGGGTGTTCCACGTCTTGAACGTCTTGCCCCTGTACCTCCTCCCGCGCCGCGAGTATGCGGTACGTGGTGCCGCCGACGGCTATGGACTGGTTTTCCACTCCCTGGAGCACCTCGTAGAGTGCGCCGTAGACCTCGCGGGCGGCGATCTGCGTGGCCGCCCAGCAGTCGAATTGGAAACTGGGGTCTACGATCGGTGGAATGTACGGCGTGGAGAGTCCGCCACGGACAAAGAAACCGACAGCCGGCAGGGTCGCCCCTTCCGGCAAGCGCGGGCAATAGATGCGGGTGCTGACTTTGGCGGTCAACGTGGTCTGCGTTACCAGCCAGGCCCGGACAATAGCGTTCACATCGCCGAGGCTCACTTCAAGTACCCCTTCATCTTTTCGGTCAGATTGGCCTCTGTGAAGAACTTGTCCAAAGCGGGCTTCATGTAGGGCCTTGCCTGCATTTTGACCGAACCAGTTTCCAGTATTCCACCGTACCCGCTCGTGCTGTAGACGGCG